AGTAAGCCCCCCACCATCCGGGGAGTGCCGAAGCCTTGGGCTTTCTTTTTCTCTGCATGCGCCTGGCCTGGTGGGTTTCTCTCCTTATCCCACCGGGCCTTTTCTATGTGCATTCAGGAGTGCAGGACAGAATTAAATTGTGTGCCTGCGGGAGAACTCATCCTGCTGGTGGGGGCGGGATGGCACAGATGCCGCTGTGGTGTATTTAGGAAGCACGGTTCCCAACTTGCGGGGGCTGGGAAAGGGTGATGGTTCAAATCCATCCAGCGGCTTATTCAGAAAGAAAGGCGGTGAAGATTGTGGCCAAGCTGAACGCAAGGCAGCAAAGATTTTGTGATGAATATTTGATTGACCTGAATGCGACACAGGCCGCAATCAGGGCGGGATATACTGAAAAGTATGCCAATACCAATGCGCCGAAATTACTACAAAATACTACAATCCAAGCGTATATCGAAAAGCGGAAACAGGATAGGGTGGAAAGAACAGAAATCACCCAAGATATGGTTCTGTATGAATTGGCGAATATCGCCTTTTCCAATGTAGCTGATTATGCTGGCATCGTGGAAAAGGATGTAATGGTTGAGCATGAAGGAACCGAAATTCCTGTGCTTGATAACGATGGGAACCCCGTGAAATATAGGACGGTTGAACCCGTTCTTACGGCTGACTTGACAGAAAACCAGAAACGTGCTTTGGCTGTGATTAAGAAGGGCCGGGATGGTTTTGAAATAAAGACCTATGACAAAATCAGGGCCTTGGAATTGCTGGGCAAGCATTTGGGCATGTTCACGGATAAGGTGGAAGTTTCTGGCGAGGTGAATAACCCCATGGCCGAATTGACAACGGAAGAACTGAAGAAGTTGATTGGCGATGGATAAGAATATCCTGAAATACTATGCCAGGATAGAACTTTCCCGGCGTAGCTTCTGGGAATATTGTAAATTCACTTCACCAGATTTCTATTCGGAAGATAGGGAATTCCTTCGGGATTTATGCAATAAGCTGCAATGGTTTGTGGAGGAAGCCAAGGAACAAATCATGGTGGTGAATATGCCGCCACGGCATGGGAAATCCCGTTCAGCCACAAACTTCGTCAGATGGCTATTCGGTAAATACGGCAAGGATATCAAGGTAATGACAGGATCATATAACGAAACCCTGTCAGAAACCTTTGCCAAGCAAGTACGGGATGGGATAGCCGAAAAGAAAACGCCTGGGGTAACGGTTTATAATGACATATTCCCAGGTACAAAAATCAAATACGGCGAAGCAGCATCAAAGAAATGGGCGCTGGAAGGAAGCCCAATCCCCAATTACCTGGCCACATCCCCCACGGGTACGGCCACGGGCTTTGGCTGTAATATCATGATTATTGATGACGTAATCAAGAATGCAGAAGAAGCCTATAACGCCAATGCCCTGGAAAAGCTGCGTGATTGGTTCACGAATACCATGCTTTCCCGTACAGAAAACGGCTTTAAGCTTATTATCATCATGACCAGATGGAGCAATGATGACCTGGCTGGCTTCATTCTTTCCAATTACCAGAATGTAATCCATGTGAATTATAAGGCCGTTCAGGATGATGGCAGCATGCTATGCCCGGCCATCCTATCCAAGGAAGAATTTGAACTGAAAACCAAGAACATGAACAAGGATATTGTTGCCGCCAATTACCAGCAGGAACCCATTGATATTAAGGGCCGCTTGTATTCATCCTTCAAAACCTATACGGATATTCCCAGGGATGATCATGGCAATCCGCTTTTCAAGTATCTGCTGAATTACACAGATACAGCGGATGAAGGCAGCGATTATCTTTGTTCTATTTGCTATGGGATGTATGGGGATGCCTATTACATCCTGGATGTGCTGTATACCAAAGATGCTATGGAAATCACAGAACCAGCAGCGGCCCGGATGCTGACCAATAACAATATCGGCTGTGCCATTATTGAATCCAATAACGGTGGCCGGGGCTTTGCCAGGAATGTGGAAAAGGAATGCAAGGAATTGGGAAACCGCCATACCAATATCAAATGGTTTCACCAATCGAAAAATAAGATTGCCAGAATCCTTTCCAATAGCACTTCGGTTATGAATAACCTTTATTTCCCGGTGAACTGGATGGATAAATGGCCAGACTTCGCCAGGGATATTACCAGGTATCAGCGGGAAGGGAAGAATGCCCACGATGATGCGCCGGATGCGCTTACGGGGGTATATGAGAATCCGAAACCGCTGGGCCAATGGATGCACTAAAACAGGGGGATGATTCAATGGAATTGCTTGTTACCATCCGGGATAAGATTGCCACATATGCGGAAATGCGGCCCTATGTATGCGGCAATAGTGATTATGTAATCCATTTTGATATGGATGAAGAATGGGCTGCGCATGAAACGAAAACGGCCAGATTCGTGAAGGATGATGGCACATATCAGGATCAGGTATTCACCGGGAATGATTGCCCTGTGCCTGTGATTTCCAATACCTTCGGCATTCGGGTGGGCGTATTTGCTGGCGATTTGCACACCACCACCCCGGCCTATATCCCGGCGAAGAAAAGCATTTTGTGCGCTTCTGGGATGCCTTCTGCGCCTTCTGATGATGTATATGCCCAGATTATGGAGCATCTGAACCAGATTGAGCAGAACGGCGTATCTGATGCGGAAATCAAGGCGGCTATTGCTGCTTATCTGGAAGAAAACCCTGTGGAAGGCGTAACCCCGGAAGAAGTGGAAGCGGCCATTGAAAAGTATATGCAGGAGCATCCTGTACTGGTGGAAGAATCTGATCCCACCGTACCCGATTGGGCGAAACAGCCTGAAAAGCCCACATATACGGCGCAGGAAGTGGGCGCACAGCCTAAAGGTGATTATGCGCTGAAAAGTGAAATCCCGAATGTTCCCGTGCAATCCGTCAACGGCCAGACGGGGAATGTACATCTTGCTATTCCCCCGGCCTACGAATTGCCCACGGCATCCGCTGATACCAAAGGCGGCGTGAAGGTTGGCAACGGCTTGCAAATGACCGGGGATGTGCTGGGGGTGAAGCCGGAAGGTGTGTATGAACTGATTGAAACTATCACGCTGGAAACTGAATCGACTATTGTAAGAACTGCCGAACCTGACGGTACCGATTACCGATTCACCAAGATGCTTTGGCTGATAAATTTGCCGGGGACGAAAACAACAGAAGGTGCGTTTTATATTAGAGGGGCTGGCGGTGATGTTGGTTATGCCTATATATCGGCTGGCGCTTCTCAAAAGTTTATCGCTTATGAGATTGGCGTTGTAAATGGTTATTGGCGTGGGTGCGGTACGCTATGGGGTGCGGCAAGCTCCCAGATAACGGGAAACAATATTTTGATGAAACCAGAAGAGTTTGTCAAAACGAAAAAGGTGGATCGCCCTTACATTCGTGGTTTTGAGATATGGGCAAAGCTTCCTGTGGGGGCGACAGTAACAATCTGGGGGGTGCGTGCAGATGCCTAAAATCAATATCAACGGCGTAACCCGTGAAATGACCCCGGAAGAGATTGCGGAAATGGAGCGCCTTGCGGCTGAAATGCCAGCGCCGGAAATGACAGCGGAAGAAAGGCTGGCGGCGCTGGAAGAAAAGCTGGATATTCTTGATATTATTCTTGGGGGTGGCTGATATGCCGGATTTGCAAAGAAGCGATATTATCAAGGTGGATTTAAGCCGCCAGTTATTGCGCACCAATGCCGGGGAAATCCTGGCCATGGGTGATGATTGCGCCAATCGGTTTGGCGCTGATTTGGTGCGGAACGGGCTTCCCGTCAATGTGGATGGATGCCTGGCCATTGGCTATTTCATCCGGCCTGATGGGTATACCTGTATGATTCAGGGCGTGGCTGAAGGAAGCATGGCCTATGTGGATTTGCCGGAAGCCTGTTACACTTCGGAAGGCGTTTTCAGCCTGGCCATCAAGCTGAAAAGCGAAGAAATGAATTGTACCCTGCGCATTATTGATGGCTA